TCTTCCTCGCCGCCGGTGCCGAGAATCGCGGCGGGTCGCGCCGTGAGCCGGCCGCCGGCGGCGAGGAAGAGGAAGAAGAAATCCCCGCCGCAGCAGCCAGCAAAGCGGAGAACGCCGGCTCCAGCGCCACCGCCGCGATTGCCGCCGAGCGCACTCGCTGCAAGGACATTCGCAACCTTGGCAAAACCCACCGCCTGGACGACAGCCTGGTGGAGACCCTGATCGACAGCGGCGCCACCGTAGCCGAGGCGCGCAACCAGGCGCTCGACGCCCTGGCCAAGCGCCAGATGAACAACCTGCCCGGTGGCCATGTGTCCGTCGCCCACGACGGCGAAGCGCTGCGCGCCGGCATGGTGGCCGCCCTGATGAACCGCGTTGACCCGCGCCAGCACAAACTGGCCGACGACGCCGTCAACTATCGCGGCATGAACCTGCTGGACATGGCTAAGGAAGTGCTCAATTACGGCGGGAAATCCACCCGGGGCATGACGCCCATGGCGATCGCCGCCGAAGCCATGCACTCCACCAGCGACTTCCCGGCCATCCTGGCCGACGTCGCCAACAAGACCCTGCGTCAGGGCTACGAAGCGGCGCCCCGGACATTCCAGGCTTTCTGTCGCCAATCCACGGCCAGCGACTTTAAGTTCATCAACCGCGCCCAGCTCGGCGATGCGCCGGAACTGGAAAAGGTGAACGAAGCCGGTGAGTTCAAGTACGGCTCCATGGGTGAGGACAACCAGCGCTACCGCCTGCAGACCTACGGCAAGATCATCGCGCTGACCCGCCAGACCATCATCAACGATGACCTGGACGCCTTCAGCCGGATCCCGCAGGCCTTCGGTGCCAGTGCTGCCGAGCTGGAAAGCAACATCATCTGGGGCTTGCTCACCAGCAACGTCAAGATGGCGGACAATAAGGCGTTGTTCCACGCCGACCACAACAACGTGGGCACCGCCGGGCCGCTCTCCGTCGAGACGCTCACCGAAGCGCGCAAGAAGTTGCGTCGCCAGAAAGGTATCAAATCGGATCGGCCCCTGAACCTGGCTGCTGAGTACCTGATTGTCCCGGCGGCCCTGGAAACGGAAGCGCAGAAGATCCTCGCCATCGTCACTCCGGCCAAAGCCGGCGACGTCAACCCGTTCCCCAACACTCTGACGCTGATCGTCGAGCCTCGCTTGGACGATAGCAGCGAAACCACCTGGTACCTGGCGGCCAGCCCGTCGCGCATCGACACGATCGAATACGCCTACCTGACCGGCGAGGAAGGCGTCTACATCGAAACCCAGCAGGGCTTTGAAGTGGACGGTATCAAGATTAAGGCGCGGCAGGACTTCGGCGCGGGTGTCATCGACCACCGCGGTCTGTTCAAAAACGCCGGCGCGTAAGCACCGGCACCCCGTTTGGTGCGTCGCCCACGGAAGGGCGGCACCGACCCTGATTCCCTGAAAACGAGGTAACCATCATGGCTAAGAACTTCCGGGCCCAAGGCCAGAACCTGACGGTGCTGGCCACCGCCACCGTGGCCAGCGGCTCCTTTCAAGTTGTCGAAGGCGTGTTCGGTGTCGCGCTCACCGACGCCGTTGCCGGCGAGGAATACACCCTGCGCACCGGCGGCGTCTTCGACGGCCTGCCCAAAGCATCGGCCGATGAACCGGCCCAGTACGCGCCCGCCTACTGGAACGGCACCGCGATGACCACCGCGGCAGACGATGGCGGCTCACCGGCCACCGAATACCTGAAGGTGGGCGTGTTCGCCCAGGCCGCTGCCGACGGCGACACCACCTGCGAGGTGCGGCTCAACGCCAGCTTCTAACGATGAGCCAATTCGACCACCTCCAGGCGCTCAACGACGACGCCAACTTCCGGCACTACGGCGACCCCGCTCAGTTCGAGCCGGGCCCGCTGCTGTCGGATCGCGCGCCGGCGGACACCGAGTTCGCCATTCTCGATCACGAGGATGTCCGCGACGACCTGGGGGTAGTCGTTCAAACCCTCACCCTTATCGAATACCCCAAGTCGGCCTGGCCTCACGCGCGCCGGGGCGACCGCATCACCCTGAATAACCGTGTGTGGGTCATCGACCGCCTGCACCGCGACACCGGCACCGATCTGATCGTGGAGGTCACCGAATGGCACGGGGAATGAGCCGCGACATCCAGATCCAGCTGGACGCCCTGCAGCAGCTCGCTGGCTTCGCCCGCCAAGGCAGCCGCGAACTGCTCGAGCAAGGCGCCAAAGAAGGGCGGCGGGAAGCTATTCGCGTGATCGGCAAGAGCCTGGCGCTAACCGACAGCTACATCGGGCGCCATCTGCGCGTCACCCGCCCCGTACAGAAGGGAGCCGTCTGGGAAGCCAGCGTCCAGGCCACGCGTCGCGGCACGCTGCTCACCCGCTTCCCGCACCGGCAGCTACGAAAGCCGAACCGCACCAAACCCGGCACCAAGCATGCCGGCGTCACCGGCACCGTCGTGCCCGGGCGCAGTTACACGCAGCCGAAGTTTTTCTATATCCCGAAGCTGCGCGGCAGCAACGCCACCGGCATCGCGGTACGCACCGGTGGCGCGCGTGATGACTACCTGATCATTCACGCCCCGAGTGTCAGCCAGGCGTTCCAGCAGCACCGCGGCGACCTGTCCGAAGGGCTGATGCGCACACTCACCGGCCGCTTCACGGAAAAGGTCCGCTCGATCTACAGCAACACCGCCGGAAGCGACCCGGAAACCACCTTCCTGAGGTAACCCATGAGCGATCCGATCCTGACGGTGCAGATACTGGAGACCTACAAAAGCCGTCTGGCGTCGATCACCAAGGCGAACGGGTACCACTCGGACGCCGGTGCCGAGCTGTACGAAGGCTGGCTCGCGGACGCCATCGCGGACGACGCCCGCAGCAATTACCCGTTTATCGCCCTCCAGCCCGGCATCGACCGGCGCCTGAGTAAATCCTCCGGCGGCCGGCTGAGGCGGCAATTGGAACTGCACGTCGTTGTCGTTGACAGGGTCGATGACGGCATTACCACCGAGCTGCTGCAGCACAGCAATGATGTCATCCACGCCGTGGCTGACCGTAACAACCTGGACTACGTCGATGATTTGGCCCTCGATTCTGAGGTCGGTGACATCGAATACAACATTCCCGAAGGCGGTGGGGGCGTGGCCTGGGCGGCTATCCCCATCACCGCCGATTACCAACTGATTCTGAAGCCCTAACCAACCAGGCGCACCGCGCCGAAGGAGACCATCATGTATAAAGACACCGGCCTGATCTTCGCCGGCGAGCTGTTCATGGCCAAAAGCACCAACGGTGTCCCCGGTGCGCTGAACGGCCCCATCAACGTGCCCTCGCTGCAGATCACCCCGCCCACCACCGAAGTGCGCAACCGCCTGAGCAACCAGCCCGGTAACTACGGTCAGGCCCTGGACGTGGTCAACGTGCCCGCCGACCCCACCCAGGTCACCCTGCAGTTCGACTCGCTGCCGGCGGAGCTGCTCGCTGAGGCCCTCGGCGGCACCATGGAAGCCCACACCGTGGCCGGCGATAGCGTCACCGGTGAAACGCTGACCCTGGAGCATGGCAAGTGGGTGAAGCTGGCGCACGCCAACATCGACATGGAAGCGCCGAACGCGCCGGTGATCACCAACACCGACACCACCACGGAACTGGTCGCGGGTACCGACTACGAGATCCATCCCGCCGGCGGCCTGATCAAGGCGCTGAAGCAAGACGCCGCGGTGGAAGTCACCGCCGAGTACACCTATCTCGCGGAAGGCGGCCAGAAGATTCTCGGCGGCACCGAGGTCGAGAAGCCGCGATACATCGAGCTGCTGGGCAAAAACCTCGCCACCGGCAAGCGTGGGCGCCTCTACATCTGGGAAGGCCGGCTCAACGCCAATCAGGCGCTGGACATGATGCAGAACGAATTCGTCACCGGTCAGCTCGGTGGCCAGCTGCGCACGCCGCCCGGCAAAACCAGCCCCTTCGAATTCATCGAACTCGACTAACCACCACCCGCCCCGCCCAGCGCGGGGCACCCCTGATTCCCGGAGTCGCGTCCCATGGCCCTGCGTGACGGTGTCGTAAGCCTAATTCTGCGCGCGCGCAACCTCATGTCCAAAGACACTGAGGAAGCCAGCGATAGCCTGAGCGAGCTGCGGGCCGAAGGGGAAAAACTGGATAAGAAACTTGACGATCTGGGCCGGCAGGAAGCAGCGGTCCGGGGGTTTGAGGACACCAAACGCGCTGCGGATGAAGCGGCGCGTGAGCTTGAGAGAACGGTTAAAGAATACGAAGAACTGCGCACGACGGGGCGTCAAGCGGGCGAGACCCAAGGCGACTATGCCCTTAAAGTCAAGCAAGCCAGAACGGCTCAAAGCCTCGCAAATACGGAATACCGTCGTTCTCAGCGGGACCTCGGCAAGCACACCCGCGTTCTGCGTGAAGCCGGCATTGAAACCGATGACCTTTCACAGGCAGAGGATCGCATTCAGCGGGAGCTTACGGAAACCCGCCAAGATCTCGATCGGGTCAACGACGAAGCGGGTCGCCACGCGCGAGAGCTAAGCAGCGCCAGTGACAGCGGTGGTCGGTTTGGCGGCATGTTGCAGGGCCTCAAGGGCAAGCTGCTTGGGCTGGTCGCTGGCGTCGGCGTATTCGAGTCGTTGAGACGTGGCTTTACCGCCGTGATCAACACGAGTGCAGACGCTGAGATACTCCAGAAGCGGCTGGATGGGCTGTTCGGGGGCGCCGAGCAGGGTGCCCGGGCGATGGAGGATCTTCACGCGATTGCGGAACGTAACGCGCAGTCTCTCCAGGACACGGCCGACGCTGCAATCCGGCTCAAGGTCTTCGGGTTCGATCCTCTGGATGGCACTTTACAGCGGCTCATTGACGCTAACGAGAAGTACGGTAACGGCGCCCAAACCCTCGAAACATTGACCACCCAACTTGGCCAGGCTTACACAAGCAACCGCTTACAGCTGGAGGAACTAAACAGCATCACCGACGCCGGTATACCGATTCTCGAGGCATTGGCCGAGGTCACCGGGCGGAGCGTTGGTGAGTTGCGTGACATGGCCAGCGCCGGCGAGCTTGGTCGTGATGTGATCCGTGACGTCGTCGAAGAGCTGGGCGACATGGCGGAAGGCGCCGGCGCCAAGCGGTTGACCACATTCCGTGGGCTGGTTTCGGCCGTCCGGAAAGAGCTGAACGATTTTTTCCGCGAGGTCGGCAACGCCGGCGTGCTGGATGCGCTAAAAACGCGTTTGGGCGGGTTGCTGACAGTCATGCGAGAAGCGGCCGCAGACGGCAGCATGGTCCGCTGGGCGACCGATATCGCTGAGTCTTTCCAGTCCATGTTGGTCGTGGTGCAAAGAGTCGGCTCCGGGTTTGCCATCGCCTGGAACGGGATAACGTCGGCGTTTCGAACCGCGGCGGCGGTGTGGCTTGGGGCAATCGGGTCGATCGCCTCCGGTTTGTCCAAGCTGGCCGGCTTCGCGGGTGCGGACGATCTGGCGCGCAGTATCAAGGAATTCGCTGATAATGCTAAGGGCGCGGCTGGCGATCTGGTCGCCAAGGTCGCCCAAGACGGTGAAGACATACGCCGTCATTACAAGATGGCGTTCCTTGGCGCGGCCACCGAGGCCGAGAAGAGTGCCCAGCGCCAAAAGCAAGCCAGCGAAGGGGTAGCCGATGCCGCTGAAGAGGTGGCTAGCCGAGAGGTGGCCGCCGCTGCGGAGGCGGCAGCGAAGAAGCGTGTTCTTCGGCTGCGGGAACAGTTGGATGCGGCTGAGTCATTCGATGAAATAAAGCGGCTGAGCCAGGAAGTGAACGCCGCGCAGCTGGAGTACGGCCAGGCCGTTTCTCAACGCCTGAAGGCGGAAGAAGCCGAACTCAAGCAAGCGGCGGAAGGCCGTGCCGACGCTCAGGTCCGTGCCAACCAGCTGGTGAAAGAGAGCCTGGACCAACTGGGCCTAGAGTATGATCAGCTGGCGGGTGTGGTGGAACGCCGTGCCCTCAGTAACTTTGAGCGCATCGTAGAGCGAATCCAGCAGAGCGGTCATGAGGCGCAAGTCCAGTCTCGCATTGTTGCCCAGGCGTATACGGCAGCGTTCTCGACCCTGCAATCCGAAGCGGCGCGGGTCAAACTGGAAAACCTCGGCAACGAGGCGGTTAAAGAAGGCGTCATCAGCGCCGAACAGCTCGCCGAAGCCTGGCGCAAGGCCGCCGACGCCAGCGACCTCGCCGAGCAGGCCATTCAGAAACGCACTGCGGCCCTGCAAGCGCAACAGGCCCAAGAACAGGCCGAGCTCAACCTGCGCACCCAGCTGGTCCAGCTCAGCCAGGCCGAGAACGAAGCGGCGCTGGCCCTGGCCCGCGCGAAAGGCGATGAAACCGAAGCCGCGCGCCTGCTGATTGAGCAAAAGCGCCTGGAGGTGCAGCTATCGCAACTGCGCGCGGAAGCCCTGCACGCCGAAGCAGCCGCTGAGCTCCAGCAAGTCGAAGCGATCCGGCAAGAACTGCAAGCCACCAACAGCCTCACCGAAGCCAAGCGCGCTGAGCTGGCCGCCCGAGAAGCGGCGGCGCGCGCCAAGGAAGTGGAAGCGCAGATCGCCGACGTAGTCGCCGAGAAGCAGCAACGCCTCATCCAGATCAACCGGGAAGTCGCCAGCAGCACCCGGGAAGTGGAAGCCGCCAGCCGTAGTGCCGGCGCGGCGGGCTTGCAAATGGGCAATCAGATTGCCGCCGGCGCGCAGACCGCCGCGCAAAGCCTCACCACCCTAAGCCGCGGCTACGCGGCCTTTCGGAACCAGCTATCAGAAAACTACGGCGACGACATCGCACGGGAGTTTGAGCAGCTCTCCACCGACGTGTTCGGCAACACCAACGTGCTCGGCGCCCAAAACGAGATCCGCGATCGCATCCGCCGGGCCGAGCAGGAATATCAGAAAGCGCAGGCCGAGCGCGACCCTGATGACCGGTACCGCGCGCTGCGGGGTGTCAACGAGCGGTACTTGCCGGCGGCCCAGCGTGCAGCGCTGGAGAGCACCCTGGAGGCGGCCAAAGAGGCTGCCAGAGCGTCTCGCGAGCAAAGCCAGCAGCAAAGCAGCACCAGCAGCAGCCAGTCGCGCACCCAGCCGAGCCGCACCGTCGAGCTGCGCCTGCGTACCGACTCGGGCCAAACCGCCAGCGTGGACGTCCAAGAGAGCCAGGCCGAAGGCCTGCTCAGCGTATTAGAGCAGGCCGGCATTCGGAGCGTATAGCCATGCAATTTGACGACCTGACCCTCGACAACATGGTCTGGACCAACGAGTTCGGTACCGCCCAGGTCGCACAGGCGTTGATACGCGGTGTCACGGGCAACCCGATTCTGCATGAACAGGCGCAGCCGCTCGGCCAGCCCATGCGCCTGACGGGCGCCTGGGTCAGCCGCCAAACCGCGCTGGCCTTGCGCGCCAAAGAGGCGAGTGCCGGCGTCTCCTGGCAGGTGGTCCTCGACGACGGCCGGGCCTACACCGTCGCCTTTGATCGCCGCGAAGGCCCCGCTGTGGCGCTCACCCCCGTCGGCGAGCGCACGGAATACGCCGCAACGCACCCCTACGAACTCACCCTCAACCTGATCATTCTCGAGGAAAGCGCATGAGTCTCAGCGCCAGCGACATCAAGCTGTTCCGCAGCGAGCGCCTCACCGATACCGAGGACGGTGGCGGGCGTGCCACCGGCACCGAAGTGCAGCCCGGCCAAGTGAACAACGTCTTCGAAGACATCAGCCGGCTCGACCGCGCCACCGGCATCACCTCACTGCGCAAAGTCTTCATGGGCGTGGGGACCAACGACAACGCACCGTATCTCGGCAGCCACGTCGCACTCACCAAACCGCCGACCGACCCCAACGTCTCCGTCACGCTCTTTGACACCGACAGCGAAACCGATGAGCGGGCGGCCGCGCGCGAGTTCCTGGAAAGCTATCTGGTGCCCGCCGGCACCACCACCTGGCAGCCCCTCGGCAACCAGCTCGAGGGGTCGCGCAGCCTCGTTGCGTTCCAGCCGCGCCAGGTCAGCAGTACACCTCGCGTCGGCGACACGTTCATGCTGAGCGACCCGCAGAGCGGCAACCAGCAGTACGTGCGCATCAACACGGTAACCGTCGCGTCCACGGTGTTCGTCTACCAGCAGAGCAACAACAACTACCAGTCGTTCACCGGCTACCGCATCGAGATGGGCATCGATACGCCACTGCTGTTCGATTTCCCCGGTGGCGAAGCGCGGCCCGGCGGCGTGGTCGTCACTGAAAACACGCTCGAAACCGGGCCCGGCAGCACCCGCATTACGCAAGTGTTCGCCACCGACGTGGCCGACGTCGCGCACTACTACGGCGTATCGCGCTTGCGCGAGCCCCACGATATCGGAGCCCGTGAAATCATAGTCGACTCCGTGTTCTCCCAGCTGGTGCCGGTCGCGACGAATGAGGTGCCCCTCGTTGATCGCCTGGCCGGCGGCGATTCCAGCACCGTCATTGCCGCGGCGGACGGCACTGTCACCGAAGCCCTCACTGACCTGGATGGCCAGACCAGCCTGTTCACCTCCCGGCCGATCGTGCGCGGTACGCTCACGTTCACGGCGGGCGGCAGCACCTACAGTGACGACGGGGTCGGCGGCTTGACCGTGACCAGCGGCGCGGGCGGTCTGGAAGAGAGCACCGTCGACTACCTCAGTGGCCGGCTGTCGCTCGCGGCTGAGGTCAATGACACCGCCACGCTGACGTACCAGCCCGGCGCAGGCGTCACCATGGCGGCCACCACGGGCGCGCTGGCGATCGACGCGACAAATCGCGGTCTGAACTACACCCTGAACCTCGCGGATAATCCGCCACGGCCTGGGACCCTGGTCGTCGCCTATCGCGCGCTCGGCCGCTGGAACGAGCTGCGCGACCGGGGCGACGGCGTACTCACCGGGGTGGGTGCTGGCTCTGTGAACCATCAAACCGGCTCCGTGCTGATCACGCTCGATCGGCAGCCAGACGTCGAGACCGCGCTGGTTTACCGCTACGCCGCGCAAACCGCCAACGAGTACAAGGTTCGTTCGGGCAGCGCCCAGCTGGAAGACCAGCCCTCCGTATCGCTCCAGTTTGGCCAGCCCGTCGCGCCTGATACGGTAGAGCTCACCTCATCCGGCGGCGCTGTCAGTCTCACTGATGACGGCGCCGGTGCGCTCACTGGCACAGGCGGTTCCGGCACAGTGACCTACGCCACCGGCGAAATCACCGTGACGCTGGCCCAGGGCGTCACCGCCCGTGCGCTCACCGCCACGGCGGACGCCGGCACGGGCGTCACCGCGCTCATCACACCCACCGTCACCGAAGCGGGCGCGGGTACGTTCACCATCCCTGGCGCGCCCCTGGAGCCGGGCACCGTCGCGCTCACGTGGTTTGTGTCGCGCCGCTGGACCACCGACTGGCGCGGCAATGACCGAAACGTGATCGTGGAGGTCGCCCTGCAGGACGACGGCGAAGGCGGCTTCGGCAGTGTCGCCGGCAGCATCGACTACCAGAGCGGGGCCGTCAGCATTGCGGAAATCGAACGCGAATTCCGAACCGAGGTGAAAGACCCCTTTGGTAACTACGACGTGCTCAACCGCGAAGAGCTGCGCGGCGACATCAGCGTCGCGGCCATCGGCGACCTTTCGGGGTTCTCCAGCGCCACCGTCGAGCTGGAGCTACAAAACGCCGGCCTGCCGCTCGCCGATGTGACGAACCAAGAGATGATCATGCCGGGCTCGGTGCTGCTCGAAGCCGATGGCCAGCGCTACTACGACCGCAGCGGCACCCTCTACAGCCAGCACGACGCCGGCACCGGCGCGGGTGTGGCGGTGGGCAGCGTCGATTACGCCAACGGCCGGGCGACCATTGATGAAGCCCTGGTGGGCACAGTGGATGTGCTGGCGTGCCTGGTAGGTTCTCGGCCGCAAGGCACCCAGGAAGTTCAGTTCCGCACCGAGATCGGCCCGATTCGCGCAGGGTCTTTGCAGCTGACGCTGACCGACCTTGAAAGCGGCGACACCATCACCGCATCACCGGATGCCAACGGGGAGCTCGATGAAAACGGTGTCACCGGGCAGGTGGACAGCCAGACGGGCTTTGTCACCATGCGCGCCGATTTCCCGATGCTGTTGGGTGACATTCGGTATAACGCCATCGGGCTGCGCACCCTGCCGCTGGACCCGGACATTGTCGGCCTCGACCCGGTGCGCCTGCCGCAGGACGGTCGCGTGCCGATTTTCCGGCCCGGCGACGTGGTGGTGCTGAACCACACCACAGAGACAAGCCTCACCACGCCCACCGCCGGCGAGACCATCTCGCTCGACCGCGACCACCAGGCCGAGATCATCGTCTACGGCGCCGACGGGGACACCGAGCTGGACCCGGCCCAATACACGGTGGATCTTGACGCCGGCACGCTCACCTACGCCGACCCGCTCACCCTGCAGGACGCCGATGCCAACCTCATTAACGGGCCATGGCTGGTACGCGACCGCATCGAGCACATGAGCCTGGTCACCGATGTGCAGCTCTCCGGCCTGTTGGAGTTGCAGGCGCCCATCCCGCACGAATTCCCGGCGGAAGAGACCGCCGTGTCCAGCGCCGTGCTGTACGGCACCCTGCGCGCCCGGGCGCTGAACCTGTTCACCCAGCGTACCTGGCAGAGCAACAACCCCAACTGGGGCAGCGAGCCGGACGAATCCGGCGAAACCGACGCCGAGTACAACGACATCGCCTACCCGGTGCAAACCGCCAACTACGGCACCGTCACCGAGAAGTGGGCGCTGGTGTTCACCGGCGCCAGCACGTTCAGCATCGTGGGCGAAAGCCTCGGCGTGATCGGGCAGGGCTCCACAAGTGGTGATACCGCGCCCATCAACCCCATGACCGACACGCCCTATTTCGTGCTCGATGGGGAGGGCTGGGGCAGCGGCTGGGCCACCGGCAACGCCGTGCGGTTCGACACCCAGGGCGCCCTTGCGCCGCTGTGGATCGCGCGCACCGTGAAGCCCGGTCAGGGCACGGTGGAGAACGACAGCTTTGAACTTCAGATCAGAGGGGATGCGGACTGATGGGTGCTGTGCCGACTGTATACCGCTGGGACGATGCTGGGGTGCCGGGCCGCCCAGGTGGCAATACTGGCTACGATAAAATCAATTACATCGCAGAAGTCCTGCGCGCTTGTCTGGTGAATGGATACGGGTCGAAGAGCGCGGCCGGGTGGGCCGAACTGCACTACTCGCCGGCGGCGGGTGGAACCTTCGGGCAATTGGTCCTAACCAACAGCGGGCAGCTGGGGGTCGCGCAGCTTTCCCTTAACCATACTTACTATAGCTTCAGGGAATCCCGCTTGGGTACAGGATGGGAGTCTGGTGCATTGGTGGGTGACGTTGGTGTTTACGCTAACTCATTCCGCTACACCGACGATATTCAATCGATGCGCTGGTGCGTTATAGCAAATGACGCTTCAGCGGTATTGCTGATTTGGCCGCCTCCGGATGGGCTCACCGGCGATGGTCTGAGCGAGGACAATTGCTTGTGTCTTGCCATGGGCTCTGTGTTGCCGTGGGGTTCCGGTATCGACCCCAGAGCCGTTCCAAACTTTGTTATCTATACTACGTACTACGTCGATGCAGCGAATGATAATAGTTTCCAGGATTCCCAAGGACTGATCTCACTAATTGAGCCGGATGGCTCCGTGAACACCGGACAAACCAGTAGTGACTTCACAATGCACCCTGGTCTTTTTAACCGTGTGGTGGATGCACAGATACTAGAAGGTGCGCCACAGCTGCCTTTGTATCCCGTGGCTTTATCTCGAAATTCTCGCTTTTTCGCGCGGGTGCCCGGGTGGTATTCCGCGATCGGAACCGTAGAGCCGGGTGCATTGGTCGATCTGCGGGACCAAGAAAATCTCTGGACTGGCGACCAGACAACCATGAATGGCCGCTCAGTCGTTCTGATCGCTAACCAGTACCACTTTGGTTATATCAGTTTGGAGCCTGAGGACTGGCCATGATTGATCTGTCCGCCGACATGACGACCTTTGGCTACAGAGGGGCGGTTGTCCAGATCGCTGAGATCGACGTTCGCGAAGGCGGCTTATCGGTTTCTGAGCCGGTACGGGGTGTGGCCCTGACGCCCACTGGGGCGGTCAGCTTGCGATTCGCTGGTCTCCCTCTTTTCCGCATTCATGTCCCGTCGGCCAACTCGAACGTCGTCGCATGGCTCGGGGAGCGTTCTGGGGTTAAGGCTGTGCCCTCTGGCGATCCGGTAGCGTCAGTCACGATCAGTTTTGATGGCGGTGCCACTAGTCCCGAAGGTGACCCTGCAGAACTGAGCGATGTAATTTCGATGCGTTCCCCAGACGGTTCGGTTGGGCCAATCAGCCGCGCGGTGGTGGCTTTGCAGAAGAAGGGTTCCGAGTGGCGGGTTGTTGGCTCGACAGTCAGCGATGCTGCGGATGGAAGCTACACGATATCCGGGTTGGTGGAAGCCGACGCCGATGTATACCTGATGTGCCCCGATGATCTTGGTGAGACCTTCGAGGCTGGGTCAAGCGTAGTTATCGACGACCTGATCCACCCCACCGCCCCCAACGGCTACGTCTACCGCGTCGTCACCGGCGGCGAGCTATCCGCCACCGAACCCGACTGGTGGACCACCGGCCAGCAGCAGGTGGGCACCGCCACGCTGGAAGCCCGGGAGTACCTCCGCCCGCTGGCCCACGGGCCGGTGGACGTCACCTTCTTATAAGCTGCGACCATGCCTTACATCCCGTCCACGGCCTTTGAACTGGGCGGCGGCGCCTATGTGCCGTCGCCGGCGTTCCTGTTTCGCTACGCCCCGGCCGTGCCGTACCAGCCGGTGCCGGCGCTGCAGGTGCGGCGCGCGATCGCGGCGGCGCCCGGGCGGGCGGTGGACGCCGCGGCGGCACCGGCGTGGGGCTGGCTGCCGGCGCGGGATCCGGCGCCGTCGCGATTCGGCGCGGCCCGGGGGCGGCCGGTGGACGCGGTGAGCTGGCAGCGGTGGGGCTGGCCGGTGGCCACCGATCGGGCGGTGGGCCTGGCGCACGCCTGGGGCGTGGCGCTGGACCCGCGCGCGGCGCTGACCTGGGGGCGCCCGGTGCCCACCGATCGCCGTGCCGGTCGCTTTGGCGCCATCGCGGCGTCATTGTGGCTGGACGCCGCCTGGCTGAGCCCCTGGAATCGCCTGCTCAAGGTCGACCGTGCCGCCGTGGACGAATGGCAGAGCACCGCCCGCCAGCGCCGCGAGGCGGCCAGCGTCGCTTACCAATACGGCCCCACCGATTTCCGTTTTGACGCCGGCGAGGCCTACCGCCCCAGCACCAGTTTCCAATTCTCCCGCGTGCCGCCGGTGCGGCCGCCGATTCCCCGCGACCGCAGCAGCGCGCACCCCTGGGGCTGGGGCACCACCGTGCGCGCCGAGAACATCATCCCCTGGGGTGAAGGCCGCCGGCTGCGGCCGGTGGACGTGGGCGTTGAATACCCGGACTACGATGGCCCCATCAAAGCGCCGCCCCCCGAACCGGACATCAGAGAGAGCTACCAGATCGTGAACCTGATCAACGTGGTCGCGCTGCCCAGCGAAACCCCCATCGACGTGGCCAACATCCAGCTCGGCCTGGACCTCGATGCGTTCGCCTGGTCCCTCACCTGCGACGTGCTCACCGCTGAAGCCATGGCGCTGCTGAAGCCCGACCCGGACCCGGCGGAGCTGCGCATCACCATCAACGGCCACGCCTGGGTGTTCATGGTCGAGAAGTGGTCCCGCGTCCGCGCGGTGGGCCACCGCTACCGCATCAACGCCAGCAGCCGCACCCGCTACCTGGCCGCGCCCTACGCCCCGCGGCGCAGCCACATCGACGAAGGCCCGGTGAACGCCAAGCAGGCCGCCGAGGCGGAACTGCAGAACACCGGCTTCACCATCGTCTGGCACCCCAACTTCACCGACTGGGCCATCCCCGGCGGCGTGTGGAGCTACACCGAGAAAACGCCGATCGAAGCCATCAGCGCCATCTGTGAAGCCGCTGGCGCCGTGATCGTGCCCGACCCGGCCACCGACACCCTCCACATCCAGCCGCGCTACTACGACGCCCCCTGGGAGTGGGCCAGCACCATCGTCGACGCCGTGGTCCACGACGCCATGATTGAGGACCAGGACGGCGAGCACGTTCCCGGCACCCCCATCAACGGCATCTGGGTCAGCGGCATCAACGCCGGCGTGCAGGTGGAAGTCGTCCGCGCCGGCACCGCCGGCGACGAACTCGGCCAGGATATCCTCCACGACCTGATCACCGACCAGGCCGTCGGCGCCGCCCGGGGCAAACAAGAGATCGCCGCCAGCGGCCCCCACACCCTGGAAAACCTCACCGTTCAGATCACCGACGAACAGGCCAGCCCCGGCCTCGTGCTGCCCGGCTACATCATCGAAGTGCAGGGAGAGGAAACCTGGCGCGGCCTGGTGCTCAGCAACAGCATCAGCGCCCCCGGCAACGGCGCCCCGCGCATCAACCAGCGCCTCGCCGTCGAACGCCGCAGCGACATGGAGATCCACTGATGGCCACCGTCAACCCCTGGCGCCGCTTCCAGCAGCTCACCAACTACCAGTCCCGCGTCGTCGCCGCCGTCTACGACATCGGCCCCAACGGCACCAGCGTCGTCACCCTGCGCGACGGCACCCGCACCCGCGTGCGCGGCGACAGCGTCGCCATCGGCAACAAGGCGTTCATCGTGAACGGGCAGATCCAGGGCGAAGCGCCGGACTTGCCGGCGTATACGGTGCAGGTTTAGGTTGGGCGCCACCAGTAGGCGGGGCTTTCCCCCTCTGAGTAAGGACGCTAGAGTTGCTTGAGAAACAATAACTCTAAGTGGATCTTAATGATTAAGGGGTATTTTGGCTTTCTTCAGCGGGCTCCCACCTGGAATGGTGTTTATATTGCCGCGTTGTTGTTTGCCTGTATCGGATTGATTGTGGGGGCGTTTCTGGTCTGGCAGGTCGACCCAGGAGGAAGCCTAGGGCCAGCTGTTGCTACCTTGGCGGCGGCCTTTCTGGGTCCTTACTTCGCATTTGGTCTGGAATCGCAGCGGAGGCAGGCTGAAAGGCGTGCTGAAGCTGACCGGGAGAGAGCCGAAAGAGCCCGCGAGCTTATAAAAGCTGCTTATTTATTCTCCCGATACCTGAACTCGCTACTTCCGCTGGTGCGAGACATTGAAAAGCTCGGTGCGTTTAAGAATGTATGCTTTCAACTGAAGGCTTCATTGCCCGTAGATCTTCGGGGGACCTCGCCAGATTGGGAGTCACTCTCATTCATCGGGCTTGAAGATGGTGAATTCTTGACCAGGTTGTTTCTTATTGAAGAGGGCTACACGCAGGCGATCGTCAGTGTTCACCAGAGGGCAGAAATATACGTAAACGATTTTCAGGCGGCGTTTCATCAACTGCGGCCAGAGAGTAGGGCGGTCTGCACGGGGTTCTCAGCTCCCTTCTTTTTTAGCTCCTGGGTTTTGGACCGCCTTAAGATGTCAACCGGTGTCATGCAGTTCCATGTCTATTCCACGGTGCTTGATATCATGGAGGCGATTGAAAGCTTGGCTGAGCACGGCAGACGCTTTTATCCGGGTGAACCGGTAGCCAGCTTTAAGCTTCCCGATGATCCGGAGTTTGACAGGGAAAAGATGAAGGCCAGAGTTGAGGATCTGGGAAAACATTTTAATTTCTGAATGACCCTTAGAACGGCTGCTGGATGGCGATACGGTGGGAGCCGGGCGCTTCCAGTGCGTTAACGCGCGTACCGTATCACCACGATCACCCTTTCCAATCCCGATGGTGTGTCGATGATGACCGTCCAGGTCTTGTTCGCGTCCATACGCTGTTTCCTCCCTGCCGGCGGCCGTGACTGTAGGCCGGTTGCAGCAGGGTGGAGCAGGGCGCAGTCGGTTGTCTGTAGGAGATCATTAGTGGAACGTGTAATCCTGAGACTACATTGGCAAAAACACCTTGCCGCGCTCTAACCTAGTCACAAGGGGGCTAAGCAACAGTCGGACCTAAACGGCCCAGGCCCAATGAGTCAGGTGCGTAAGTAAGTGGTGATTAAGCTGGTTACAGCGGACACGGCAACGGTAAGAAACAAACCCAGAATTCCATTGTGGTGTTCCTCGTAAAATAGGCCCGCTCGGCCCCAAAAGGTGTTACATCGGCGGGCCATAGCGATCCCAGCTCCGGTGAGTTGAAGCTCGAAATACCTCAGGTTAGCTGTCTTGTTCTCTAGAAGTCCTCGTTCGATCAACAATTGCACGGATTGAGCGGTCATCCGGTTGACTGCTCTGTCTGCAACACGTTTTCCGTCCGTCCGGGTCATTGAGGGCTCGGTTGCATTATTTGCGCGATCAGCGGGCCACCGTTGGACGGACCGCCAGAACCAGCAGTCATGTAAAAACCTTAGCTGGGTGTAAGAAAAGCGGTGCTTGATTCCAGGCGCCCCCCAAACCAAATCGAAGCAGTACAAGCCCTGAAGCAGGTTTTTTTCAAAACGGCTCAAGTACTCCATTTTCTTCCCCCGTAGAAGAGACGGGCGACCACCAGGTGTTGCAGCACCTGATGATCCCCGACAAGCGAGCAGTCCCTCGCTTGCCAAGCAAGGCCCGCCGCTGCGTGCACACAGCGCGGTCGAGGCTATCACTTCCGGCAAGTAAGAGGAATGTCCTATGGCCAAGCCCCTGGTCCCCTGGATGGGCGGCAAAACGAAACTCGCCGCGTCGATCCTGCCCCTGTTTCCCTCACACAAATGCTATGTCGAGCCATTTGCGGGCGCCGGCGGCATTTTCTTCAGCAAGGCCCCGTCACAGGTGGAAGTGCTCAACGATATCAACGGGGATATTGTGAACTTGTACCGTATCGTGAAGCACCACCTGGAAGAGCTGTACCGGCAGTTCAAGTGGATTCTGGTCAGCCGTGAACAGTGGGGCCTGCTACAGGCCACCCCGGCGGAGACGCTCACCGATGTCCAGCGTGCGGCCCGGTTCCTCTACCTGCAGAAGCTGGCTTTCGGCGGCAAGGTGTCCGGGCAGAGCTTCGGTACCGCGGCCACCACGCGCCCGAAGTTCAACCTGCTCACCCTTGAGCAGGACCTGGTAGAAGCCCACCTCCGGCTCACGCAGGTCACAATCGAGCAGGGGCCCTGGGCCACCATGTTTGATCGCTACGACCGGCACGACAGCCTGTTTTACTGCGATCCGCCGTACTGGGACACCGAAGGCTACGGCGTGGCGTTCCCGCTCGAGGAATACGAAGCCCTGGCCGCGCACGCGCTTGCGGCGAAGGGAGCGGTGGTGATCAGCCTTAACGACCATCCAGAGATGCGCGACGTCTTCCAGGGCCTGACCATCCACGCTCGGGAGTACACCTATACCGTTGGCGGCGGCGGGCGACCAGCGCAATGCAGCGAGCTGATCATCCTTAACGACAAGGCGCAGAGTGCTCAGGGCGGTCTGTTTTAAGTGGCTTGATCGATCGCGATTAGCCGGTAGCCGGCCGCCTCAAGGGCTTTCACGCTTGCGTCGTTCTCGTAGCGACGACCGTCGGGTGCGGGTGACATGCCTAATTCCAGGCGCACCAATCCCGCGGCGATGTCCTCTGTGGGCCGGCGCGGGTATCTCACCACCACCACCTTTTCCAATCCCGAGGGCGTGTCGATAATGACCGTCCAGGTCTTATTTGCGTCCATGCGCTGTTTCCTCCCTGCCGGCCGCCGTGAGTGTGGGCCGGTTGCAGCAGGGTGGGGCAGGGCGCAGTCGTCTGTCTGTAGGACATCATTGGTGGAACGCGTAATCCTGAGATTACAGGCGCTCCACCACCGTGCTGCCATCCGGTAGCGGGCCGATCAACTGCAAGGCCTCGGTCGGGCTTCCGTCCAGCCACAGGCGAGCGTATTTGGGGTCGATCATAGCGGGCATCCGGTCGTGGATGGGCTTGCTCTCGAAGTTAGGCGTGGTCGTGAGCGACACCATGGCGGCGGGTGTGTCCTCACCGGCCGGGTACCAGATGCCGGCCATCAGAAGCGGCGCGCCTCCGGGAAGCTGGAAGCGGAACTTTTGCTTTCGAGACCCGCCTTCGTCCCGCCATTCATACCAGCAGTCCAGAGGGATCAGGCAGCGATGCTCCCGGAACGCCGCCGCGAACGTGCGCTTCTCGGCGACGGTCTCACCCTGGGCGTTAATCAATATCTTCTTCGCCCAAGCGGGCTGAATACCCCACCTCACGCGCAGCGTCTCCATCCCGGCCGTAATGACCGGCACCTGGTTCGTCGGCCGCACATCATCGTTCTGCTGAATCTCGAAGCCCCTGGCGCCAAGGTCGCGGGCAAACTGGGTGATGCGCTCGCTATCCAAAGCGCCGTATCGTCCGCACATGGTCGCCCCTCACACCTCTTTCGGCCTTCCATCGTACAACACCACAAACGCCCTCTGCTCGATCAGCGTCCCGACGATGAAGCCGGACATGATGTGGCGATGATCGCCGGCGTGGTCGTCGCTGTAGTTCCATGTAGTGCACGCGAGGGCGCACGGCGAGGCCCACTTCGGGATCCACGACTTGTGCAGGAAGCCACCGAAGGGCACATACCGGACGCCACCACCGCGCAGGCGCACGCCGATCTGCGAGCGGCTCCACGGATAGATCGTGGTGAGCCCGCTCCACTGCTGATTGATAGTGAGGGATATACTACTGGCCATGCGGACAGTATACGGGGACGTCGGCTAACACAAAAGCCAAATGCGATTACGCCGGATTTACGCCCGATGTTCCGTAAGTGTTTGAATATAAAGGTGTGAATGGTGCCGGAAAGAGGAATCGAACCTCCGACCTACTGATTACGAATCAGTTGCTCTACCGACTGAGCTATTCCGGCACGGCCCGCCCGGGGGCGAGCGGGCGCTAGTTTAGCAGGAACCCCACG